ACCATAACCATGCTGCGCTCCGATCACGAGTTCGCGATCCACGAAGCTCATGTCGACGGGGCTGCCATGGAACGGGCACGGATCATCGCTGTCCTCGCGGAGGACTTCGCCCCGCACATGTTCACTCACTTCAGGGAGGCGTTGTTCCCTGATCTGTAACGTCTCCCTTGACGAGAAGACCCCCAGGGCGTGGTGGATACCCTGGGGGTCTTTGCATGGAAAGGAACCATGAGCAATTGCCTAGCCTATGACTGGCGTTGCTTACTCGAAGTGTAACATGCTCACTGGCATGAGTCGCACTGCAGCAGGTCCATCGGATCTACTGGGACCTGGAATCCGTCGACCTGATCGATGTTGTCGAACGGGCTACTCACCGGCGGGCTTCCGATCGTACTGAAGCACCGAAGTGAGCAGGGACATGATCCCGGCCAAAGCTGAAACGCTCAGAACGCTCACCCAGTCGACGTCGATCACGCCCAGGGCTGTCGTGCCGATCGTGGCCAGTGCGGTCTGTGCGACTGTTTTCGTGCAGCGCTCGACGGCGTAGTCGAGATATTTACGGATCTTATCCATCAGGGTTTTCCTCTTTCGAATATTTCGATTTGTCCTCCCAGACCGCTCCGAAGATGTAGCTGGTAAGGATCAGGGTTATCAATGCTACCCCACCGGTCACCAGGTCACTGATGTCTGTGATCGCTCCGGTCAATGCGGCAAGCGATGAGGCGATGAGCATGAATGCTCCGATCACGAATGATGCGAAAATGTAACGCCGACGGATCCTCCAGCTCGGTTTGCTCATGATGTACTTCAGGCCTTTCAGGTACGTTGCGATCGCGTATCGGATCACTGGACCAATGAGATGACCGTGGGAAGGACGGCCGCTGCCAGACCGATCGCCCCGAAGAGTTTCCACATCGTCATCTCCATTTTGCGGATCCGTGTTTCGTGATCCGTGAGACGGACGTTCACATCCTTTTCCAACTCGTCCAGCTGATCTGAAATCGAGGGAAGCTGTGCCGTCAATTTTTCCAACATCGATTGTATTTTTTGCACCTGCAGATACAGTTCCTTCATGGTGATGCGGGTCGATGATTCTTCGGTCATTACCGGAGCGCTTTCCTGATCATAAAGAACCGGGCCAGTCTTGCACTCATCGGCGGCCTCGGTTCAGGTAGGGCGGGCTTTGTTTCTTCAATTTTACCGGAGGGGTCGTCTGTGATCTCCGGGGCCGGTGCAGGCTTTTCCTCGATCTCCGGTTCCCCGATCACCGTCATGGGATCGAAAGTGTCACCCCAGGTTCGGCTGCGGCGTGTCTCCAGGTGGAGGTGCGGGCCCGTGCTTCGTCCGGTGTTACCGCTGGATGCGACCACTTGGCCTCGGGTGCAGCGGCTGCCCTTCGGAAGGTGTGACGGTTTGTCCAAGTGGTAGTAGACGACGTAAAGCTTCGGGGCGTGTTTGATGATCAAGGTGTAACCGCCGGACGCTCCGGATCCTTTGTGTACGATCTCACCGTCTGCCCCCGCTGTTAGGGGTGTCCCGATCGGGAGGGCTACGTCGATCCCGTGATGGAACTTTTTCTTGCCCGTGATCGGATCGATCCTCCAACCGAAGGGGCTGTTTTTATTGACTGTGTATCCCTGTGGCCAGGGCTGGGAAAGTTTCACGGATCACACCTGCACTTGGTCGCAGAAGTGCCCACCACACGACGCCCCACACATACCGTTACAGTCGTGGCGCTTCTCGCAATAAGGACAGGTGCGTTCAGACATGCTTCCATTCTACCCAACCGGTGTAGTAGGTTAGCCCTATGCCTACAATCAAGTTCACAGACACCACCGGCTTGGTCCCAGAGGACTACTACCCCATCCCGTCAAAGTTTCACATACCGGAATGGTTGAAGCGGTTAGCCCCGTACTCCGATGAGAAACAAGACCAGCAGACCGCGAAGCGTTGTATCCCCATGCTGGACGCGGTGATGTCCGGTTACACGATTGTCACCACAGAGGACATCAAGGTGGAACAGACAGAAACCACACCATTTTATCGCTGGGCAAATGGACTAGGTGTGGATTTTCATTCTGTGGACCAAGCCAGCACCCATGCCAAAGTTCACGCGCCAATCCCCAAATGGCTCAACCCCTGGAGTGTCGAAACGCCACGCGGGTATTCCTGCCTATTCGTTCCACCGTTGAACAGTGACGGGTTAGCGTTCACTCCGTTCGCCGGTATCGTAGACACAGACACCTATCTGCCGGTTGTCAATTTCCCCTTCTTGTTGTCTGACCCAAAATTCGAAGGACTTGTCCCAGCCGGTACACCGATTGTCCAGGTGATTCCGTTTCAGCGTGAAGCGTGGACTATGGAAACCGTTGTGGGGAACACTCAGGAAGTGACCCGCGCCACGCGCCGATTGCGGTCAGTGTTCAAGAACGGATACCGGCGCTTGTTCCATCACCCTAAGTCGTTTGATTGACCCACTGATAAGTGGTTGTGTCTAATACCCAATCGCCATCTTCATCAGGTTCCGGCGGATAGAAGGCGTCAGCCGTTTCGTCGTAGTTCCAACCAGCGCCAGGATAGTTGTATCTAAGCGCTTTTGATTGGTCATCACTGGGGATTGCCTCACCGTTTTCGTCACGCTCACCGGAGTAATGGACGCCGTTCCGCGTGTTGTAAGAACATTGAACCCAGGTTCCGCCAAGAACTTCGGTGAAGAACGATTCGCCATCGTCAGGTGCGTCACTGTCCCCAACAAGAACGCGCTTGACTTTACCGTTTTTGATTTCTGCCCAGTGGCTCATGATGTCCGATACCTCACAATCACAACACCGGAACCGCCCGCCCCAGGGCTTCCGCCCGAACCCTCAGCGCCTCCACCGCCACCGCCGGTGTTTGGGTCACCTGATGGCGCGGTCTGGTTTCCTGTCGCCCCGATTGCGCCTCCACCTAGACCGCCGTCGGCAACCGGTGTGGTAGCCACCCCGCCTCCGCCACCGCCACCGAAGTACACATCGTTCCCAGAAACCTCACCGACAGATTGGCTTGTTGCGGTAGCAGTAGGAATGATATTTACGATCCGCCCGTCACCGCCCGCACCGCGACCAATTCCGCCGGTGGCATCCGTTCCGTCTTCCCCTGCGCCTCCACCACCTCCGGCTGAGTTTCCAGGCGCGATACCAGCCCCGCCTTGATGACCCTGCGTGGCAAAGAAGTCCGAATTGTTTGGTTGACTACTACCTGACCCACCACCGGACGCACCGAAACCGCCCTGTGAGTTGAGCCTGCCTCCGCCCCCACCGCCTACCGCGCCCCAACCCGACTCAGGATTAGACCCAAGATAAAAAAATGAGTTGTCACCCTGGCTGGCGTTACCGGACCATTGAGAGGCAGGTGAACCAGCACCAATCGTCACAGTCCAGGAACCGGCTGGCAAATAAACATTCTCACGGTAAAGAACCCCACCGGCACCACCGCCTCCACCCATCTCCGAAGTGGTCCCACCTTCAGCACCGCCAGCGCCACCAGCAACCACAAGCAAGTCCACATAACCAGCCCGTGAAACCGTAGCCGTAGTCGAAGAAGTGAACGTGTGCGACTTGTAGGTTGAGTTCCCTTCCGTGAAGGTCGCTTCAGTGCCACCCGTCATCTCAGGGTAGAGAACCTCACCCGCCATCTTGTTGGACTTGTTGTAGTTCTCGATGGAACTAGAGCGCATCGAAGTAACAGCCATTAGTTGCTACCCCCTTAGACGGTTACTTCAGCACCGAAAGCGTTGATCGATAAGGCGTTCGCTGTGCCGGCCTGGACCGAGATCACATCGGTCGCCTCGAGTGCGATCCCCAACGTCAGCGTTGTACTGTCGTTCGCGGCCACGGGCACATCATAGGCCAGGTAGTGGCGGTTACTGATCGCGTCTCCATCGATCCTCGCGGCAAGCCTGAAGGTCGTCGCGCTCGCAGTACGGTTCGCGATCACAACCGTCGAGACGACGGTCTCCGTGCTCGCCGGCACTGTGTACAGATCGGTGAGGCTGGTCGTTGTCAGATCCAGCTGCCCGAGGGTTTTGTATGAACTTGCCACTTGTTTATGCTCCCATCAATAAGAACGTCTGTTCGAATCCTACGTCTCCCCCACCCACAGCGGTCCATGAAGTGCCGCTGTAGAATTCGAGGCTGTCTGTGTCTTTTAAGAATCTCAGCTGGCCTTCGGCGGGAGATGGCAGCGCCGATCCTGCGGCGGCCGTCCCTGCGAAAACGAGAACGCTTTGGTCCATGAGATAGTTCATGACGTTCTCGGCGGTGAGGACTTCGCCGCTCGTGAAGGTGCGGTAGCCGGATGGTGTGGCCATGTGTGATCTCCCTAGAAGGCGAGGTTGTTAGTTCCAATGATACCGAACTCGGCGTCATCCAGGACCAAGAAGTTCCAGTCGAGTGACTGCACTCCAATGATCATATCGTGCCGGAATCGGCGGATGTCGTTATCGATTCTGATAACTTGACCAAATTGTGCGATCTGTGATCCTACTGAGTTCGGGGTGAACCGTGTCAGGATCACGTCGCCAAGTTCGAGGGCGAGCACGGCGGCTCTCTGTGCCCCGGTCATGTTGTCCAGGTTCAGTTCGATCCCTTCGAACCGGTACTCCGGATCCGCGTACTTTTGGACCAGGAATGATGCCATGTTTGCCAGCTGATCTACGTCGCTCAGCAACGTGTCCAGGCCAATCTCCGAGATGCCGTAGGCGATCTGTGATCGGTTGTTTGTGGCGATCGCTGTGCCCGCTGCCGATCGAACCTCGGCACGGTTGTACAGCAGCTCCGTCCCGTAGCTCACTTTCACGTTTGTGTACGGGATCCCCGTGCCGTCGTCAGCGAAGATTGTGTAGCTGCCCGATGTCGGGGTGGCGTCAAGCCGGCCCCTGAATACCAGGTCCCCTGCTTTGGAG